TTGTCAACCATCAGTAGCCAATGCAACTAATGGGATTGTATCTACAACTGCTACACCACCTTATAGCATTTCTTTTTTAAGTTTAGATGTTGTACCACCAAATACGACAGATGCTTATACTGTTAGGGTTATTAGAAATGGGTCAATAGTTGTAGGAGAAAAAACAGGAACAGGCAATCAGCAACTTATATTAGTGCCTTGGAATAATAGTACTTATTCTATTCAAATTGCATCATCTACTACTATGACTTTTGCAGCAAGTAGCATAACAATGACTGTAAGTTGGACAACAGGAACTATCGGTGGTTTTGGTAATAATGGGCAAATGATTTTTTCTAATGCTTCAACATTTACTACAACTGCTTTTAAGGAGTTTAATATACAGGAGCAAATGCCTAAGATGACTATCATAGAATTCTTAACAGGTCTTTTTAAGATGTTTAATTTAACTGCTTATGTAGATAATACAGGAACTATTGTTGTTAGAACTTTAGATAGTTATTATGACGCAGGAACAGGGAATCAATATGTGAAAAGAGTAATTGCAGATGGAGGAACTGTTGAGTCAGTTGAATGTGTTGAATTTTCAAATATTGTATCAGAGCCTATAAATATTGACAAGTATTTAGATACTACAAAATCAGCAGTTAATGTTGCGTTACCTTTTTCAAGTGTAGAATTTAAATACAAAGGACTAGGAACATTTTTAGCAAAACAATTTGAGCAGTTAAATAATACACAATGGGGTAGCTTACAATATACTTTAAATGGAGATATATTTGATGCACCATCAAAACCTTATAATCTAGAAGTACCTTTTGAGCATTTGCAATATGAAAGGCTTTATGATGTGCAGGGTGGAACTGCAACTACTGTTCAATGGGGTTATTTTGTAGATGATAACCAAGAGCCTTACTTTGGCTCGCCTTTATTATTTTATCCTATTAGGCAATCGAATGGAACAAGCATAAGAATAAGGGATTTTGTTGCAGGAGTAAAATTAGATATTGATGATTACTACATTCCATCAAATGCTTTGGCTTTATCATCATCTACAAGTAAAGAAAATATACATTTTGGAAATGAGATAAATGAATATCAGGCAAATGAAGCAGGGGTTAATTCTTTAGATTTTACAGATACATTATTTTATACTGATTATAGAACATACATAAGTAACGTATTTAATAATAGAAGAAGATTAACAAAGGTTACTGCATACCTACCTATGAAGATTTATTATAATTTGCAGTTAAATAACCTTATACAAATAGGTCAAAATAATTATAAGATAAATTCTCTAACAACTAATTTAACAACAGGGAAAACAGAATTTGAATTATTGAATGATGTTAAAAGTACATTAACTACAACATCACAAGCACCACCTAGTACAGTAGGAGGGGTTAATGCTACTAATATAGGTCAAACATCTGTAACTATAAATTGGAATCCATCTGTATCGCCTGATGGAACTACTATGTCCTATTATGTTATATCTTTCAATGGAAGCCCTGTTGGTGGGTCTTTAGCACAACCATTACAAACAACCTATTCAGATACGATTACAGGCTTAACATCAGGAACAACTTATTCTGTAACTATTGTTGCTTATGATATTCTATTAAATGCATCATCACCATCAGCACCATATTCATTCACAACATTATGATAAAAAATATAGTAGACTTATTGCAGATAGCAAAAGGAGAAACGGAAAACATAAAAATTGCACAGGGTAAAAATGCTTTGCCTAAAAACTTAAAGTCAGGATTAAAACATATTAAAAATACTATCAAATGGCAATAGAAAAAGAATATACTTTAAAGCTATCAACCGAAGATGCACAGAAAAACGTTGATGAATTAAATCAATCATTAAAACTACAGGAAAGTTTAATTGATGATTTAGAAAAAGAAATTCGTCAATATGAAAAGCAATTAAACCAAACATCTAAAACAGACTTAGCTGCACAGAAGAAAATAAAGGATGCTTTAAAGGAAAAAAAGGAAGCATTAAAAGATGAAAAGATTGCCTTAAAAGACTTAAATAAAGATAGGAAAAAAGCAAATGAAGAACTAAAGGAAGCAACAGAAAATGCTGCAGATTATAGTGGTGCTTTAGGTTTAGTAGATAAGCAAACAGGAGGCTTAGTATCAGGATTAAAAAACCTTCAAGGTGGTTTAGGTGGTGCAACTAAAGGAATGAATCTTTTAAAGGTTGCTATAATAGGAACAGGAATAGGTGCATTATTGATTGCTATTACTGCAGTAACAACTGCTTTTAAATCATCAGAAGAAGGTCAAAATAAGTATGCAAAATTATTGGGTATAATTGGCTCAGTTGTAGGAAACCTAGTTGATTTATTGGCAGACTTTGGTGAGGCTATTATTTCAGCATTTGAGAATCCTAAACAAGCTATAATTGATTTAAAAAATTCAATCAAAGAAAATATAACTAATAGGATTGAAAGTCTTATTGATACTTTTGGTTTTTTAGGAAAGGCAATAAAAAAAGTATTTAGTAGGGATTTTAAAGGTGCTTTAGAAGATGCAAAGTCAGCAGGAAGTAGTTACGTAGATAGTTTAACAGGAGTTAAAAATACAATAGATAAAGTAACAGAATCAACTAAAGGATTTGTAAAAGAATTAAAAGAAGAAGCTATAATTGCAGGTCAAATAGCTGACCAAAGAGCAAAGGCAGATAAGATAGAAAGAAAAAATATTGTAGATAGAGCAAAAGCAAATAGGGATAGGGCAGAGTTATTAGAAAAAGCTATTGATAAAGAAAAGTTTAGTACACTTGAAAGAATTGAATTTTTAAAACAAGCAGGAGCAATAGAGGAGGAAATAACAAATAAAGAAATTGAAGCAGCTAGATTAAGGTTTGAAGCTAAACAAAAGGAAAATGCTTTAGGAAAATCTAAAATAGAAGATAAGGAAGAAGAAGCAAGGCTAGAAGCAGAACTTATAAACCTAGAAACTGCAAAACTAACAAAAGCAAAAGAAGTTACAAGTCAAATTATAGCATTAAATGCTGAAGAAGCAGCACAAAAAAAAGCAAACGCAGATGAATTTGAAAATGAATATACATTTGTAGCAGGAGTTGGTTTTGTTAAAAAAGAAGCACTTGAAAAGGTAATTAAAAATACTGAAGAAGTAAATAAAGTATTAGATGATATTACAAAGCAAAGGGAAAATGAACAAGCAGAAACAGAAGTACAAAAAGCTGAATTATTAAAAGAAAGAAAATTAAAAGAACTTGAAGATTTAACATTAACTAAAGAACAAGAGGCAGAAATTATAGCATTTTATGATAATAAAATAACAGAGGCAAAAATAACAGATGCTGAAAAACAAAAACAAATTGAGCAGGAATTAGTTAATTTTAAGAAAAAACTACAAACTCAAAACCTTAACAATATATCAGCAGGTTTTAATTTGCTGAGCCAATTAGCAGGAAAAAATAAAGGGTTACAGGCAGCAGCAATAATTGGAGAATCTGCAGTAAATGTTGCTAGAACAGTAATAGAAACACAAGCATCAAATGCAGCCATAACTGCACAAGGGGCAGCATTAGCAATTCCAACAGCAGGAGCATCAGTAGGTATAGCTGCAAAATTAGTTACTGCAAATACTATTGGGGCAGGAATAGGAATAGCTGCAAACGTAGCTGCAACTGCAAAAGCATTATCTGCATTAGGAAAAGGTGGTGCACCAAAACCTGACCAAGTAAGACCACCAAAACAAATACCTGCACCAACAGAAATAGAAAGTCAATCCCCTGCATTTAACATAGTTGGAGCAAGTGGTACAAATCAATTAGCAAGTGCGATAGGTGGTCAATCACAAATACCTATACAGACTTATGTAGTTTCTAGTGAGGTAACAACTGCACAAGAATTAGATAGAAATATTATTGATGATGCTTCAATAGGTTAAAAAAGCAAAATTTAAAATTTAATACGTTATAACATTATGAGAATAGTTGAATTAATATTAGACGAGGAACAAGAAGAAAGTGGAATTGAAGCAATTTCAATCGTAGAAAGTCCTGCAATAGAATCTGATTTTGTAGCCTTAAAAGGTGAGGAAGTTAAGTTAGCAGAAATAGACAAAGAAAAAAGAATATTACTAGGCGCTTTATTAATACCTAATAAACCAATATACAGAAAAAACGAACAAGGGGATTATTACATATTTTTCTCAAAAGATACTATTTCAAAAGCATCACAAATGTATTTAAGAAATGGGTATCAAAACAATTCAACCTTAGAACACTCAAAAGACTTAAAAGGTTTGACATTGGTAGAAAGTTGGATAGTTGAAGATGAGGTGCAAGACAAGTCAAGAAAGTACGGATTGAATGTTCCTGTTGGAACTTGGATGGGAGCAGTAAAAGTTAATAATGAAGAAATTTGGAATGAATATGTTAGAACAAATAAAGTTAAAGGTTTTTCTATTGAGGGTTATTTTGCAGACAAAATGGAATCACCTAAAGAAGAAATTAAAGAAGATATGTCAAGTCAAAGTGATAAAGAGACATTACTAAAAATAATTGAAATCTTAACTGATGAACAGAAATAGACCAAAAAACAAAGGCATTTACATAGGTAGTAGAACAAGCCCACAGGGAAGTTCACGTGCTTGTTTATGTTGGGACACTAATACATATTCTAGAGATTGTTGTGATGGGTCTATTGGTGCACAGGGAATAGGAAATATTACAGGCTCAAACTGAAAATGCAAAATTTAAATTAATAATCGTTATATAAATAATATGAAATCAACCGAAATGTTAAATCAAATTAAAACACTTCTAAATATTGAAGTTAAACTTGAAGAAACCAAGTTAGAGAATGGCACAATAGTAAGTGCAGAATCATTTGAAAAAGGAAAAGAAATCTTTATAGTAACAGATGATGAAAAGGTAGCAATGCCTGTCGGAGAATATTTACTTGAAGATGGTAGATTAGTTGTAGTTGAAGAAGAAGGTGTTATAGGAGATGTTAGAGAAGTATCTGACGAAGTTCCTGCAAAGGAAACAAAAGAGGGAGAAGAAATTACTGAAGACCTAGCTGAAGAAGAAGAAAAAAAAGAAGAAGAAATGGCAGATGTTGCAGATTGGGAGGGAATGGAAAAAAGAATTCAAAACCTAGAAGATGCGATTGCAGACTTAAAGGCTGACAAGGAAAGCAAAATGCAAGAAGAAGAAATGTCAAATGAAGTACAAGCACCTTTAAAGTCAAGAACTGTAAAAGAAGAATTTTCAGAAGAAATTCCTGAAGAAGTTAAAGCTGAATTATCAGAAGCATCTGCAAAACCAATTAAACACAATCCTGAATCTAAAAGCAAAACAATTAAAAAAGTAGAATTTGCTAAAGGTAAATTTACATCAACATTAGATAGAGTATTAAATAAATTAAATAAATAAAATACAATGAGTAATTTAAAAAACGTAGAATTAGCTACTACAACAAACATCACTACGACTTATGCAGGACAATTTGCAGGCGAGTATATCGCTGCTGCTTTATTGAGTGCATCAACTATTGATGATGGAGGAATCACAGTAAAATCTAACATTGCTTTTAAAGAAGTAATCAAGAAATTAGCAACAGATGCAATCGTAACTGCTGCAGGGTGTGATTGTAACCCAACATCAACTGTAACATTAACTGAAAGAATTTTACAACCAACTGAATTACAAGTAAATTTACAATTATGTAAGTATGACTTCGTAAACGATTGGGAATCTCAGCAAATGGGATATGGTTTAGGTCAGTCTTTACCTCCAAAATTTGCAGACTTTATGATTGCTCACGTTGCTGCTGAGGTTGCACAAAATACTGAGTTTAACATTTGGCAAGGAGATACTGCTGCTGCATCTAAAAATTCATTTGATGGATTTGAAAAATTAATCGCTGCTGCTGTAACTGCAGGAGATGTACCTGCAGGTCAGGCTTTAACATCTGTTGCATTAACTGCTGCTAACATCGTAGAGAAATTATCTGACGTTGTTGAAGCTATTCCTGCTGCATTATATGGAAAAGAAGATTTATTCTTATACATTTCATCTAAAGCTGCAAAACTTTATGTTCAAGCATTAGGAGGATTTGGTGCTAACGGACTTGGAGCAAATGGTGTACAGAATATGGGTACTCAATGGTGGAACAATGGGTCTTTAACTGTAAACGGAGTTAAGATATTTGTTTGCCCGGGATTATCTGATGACAAAATGTATGCTGCACAGAAAAGCAACCTATACTTTGGTACGGGATTACTAAACTCAACTCAAGAAGTTAAGGTTTTAGATATGGCAGATTTAGACGCTTCTAACAATGTTAGAATGGTAATGCGTTTTACTTCAGGGGTACAATTCGGAATCGCTTCTGATATCGTATCTTACGCATAATTAATTAATTAACCAATAAAATAGGGTAGGTAGAATTTATCTACTTACCCTTTTTTTTTAAAATCATAAAAAACAATGGCTTGTACATTAACAACAGGGAGAAAAATACCTTGTAAAAGTGCCTTTGGAGGCATAAAGAAAGTATTATTTGCAGACTATGGAACAATAGCTTCGATAGCAGTAGATAGCACAACTAAGGAAGCAACTATCACAGATGGTAGCCCTGCACCAAGTTGGTTTGAATATGATGTAAAAGGAAATTCTAGTTTAGAAACAACCGTAACCTCATCTAGAGAAAACGGGACAACCTTTTATACTCAGACTTTAAATTTAACTTTAACATATTTAGATGCTAAGACTCAGGCAGAATTGCAAACACTTGCAGTATCTAGACCTTATATCGTAGTAGTAGATTACTATGGTAACAACTTCCTATGTGGATTTGAAAATGGAATGGAATGCACAGGAGGGACTGTAGTTACAGGAGCAGCAGCAGGAGACCTTTCAGGTTTTACTTTAACCTTTGAAGGATTAGAAGAAACTGCACCTTATTTCTTAGATGCAGCAGTAAGTGCTGATGCAACACAAATTGACCCAACTGCATAATCTTATTATTTAGTTAAAAATTAAGCATCCTTTATTGGGTGCTTTTTTTTTGCTTTAATGATTTTACAAATAACTTATTTTTTTACGTTATATTAATAATGATTATATTAGCAAAGTCTACAATAGAGCAAACCATACAGATTATACCTAGAGTATATGAAACGAGTGTTACTATAAAATTAAGAGATGATAGTACAAATGATGTAGTTTCTATTATATTGCCAAGTGCATCAGTAAATGGAAATTATTTAGATTTATCTTCTATTTTTAATTTAACAGAGAATAGGTTTTATGATTTAGAGGTATATCACATAAAAGGTAGCTATGATGAATTTAAAAAAAGGGTAATTTCTTCAGGTGGTACTTTTGAAAATAGTGCTTGTTTATTAAGTTTTTTAGAAGCAGAGAATTTAGTAAAAACATCAGATTTAGAAATAATTTACAAGGACAGAATATTTTGCACAAATCAAGATATTGACCAATTAAATAATAATTACTACGATTTGAACTTGGGTGAATATTCAGATTATAATGGTTATGATAATACTTATTTAGTAATATGAAAACAAGATTAAGAAATAATAAAGGACAATTTATAAAAAAAACAAAAACATCAGAGTTTGGTTTTGTAAATTTAAGTACTTATACAAGTCCTGTAATTAAAGAGGTATCAGGAAAAGACTATATTGAATATGGTGCTGATAATAACTATTTTCAATACTTAATTGATAGGTATAATGGTAGTCCAACAAATAATGCTGCTATAAATGGAATCAGTCAAGCTATTTATGGAAAAGGATTAAATGCTACTAATTCTAGTGCTAAGCCAAATGAGTATGCTCAAATGGTTTCTTTGTTTAAAAAAGACGTAGTTAGAAAATTATGCTACGATTTAAAATTGATGGGGCAATGTGCAGTCCAAATTATCTATTCTAAGGATAGAAAAACTATTGCACAGATAGAACACTTACCTATTGAAACTTTAAGAGCAGAAAAATGTAATGATGAGGGTGATGTTCCTGCTTATTATTATTTTAAAGATTGGGCAAACATAAAAAGAAATGATGTTCCTTTAAGAATACCTGCTTTTGGTATGTCAAGGGAAAATATTGAGATATTATACATACAACCTTATAAGGCAGGATTTTATTACTATTCCCCTGTGGATTATCAAGGTGGGTTGCAATACGCAGAACTTGAAGAAGAAGTATCAAACTATCACTTAAATAATATCCTTAACGGACTCAGCCCTAGTATGTTAATTAACTTTAACAATGGTACTCCTAACCAACAGGAAAGGCAATTAATAGAAAATAAGATTGCTGAAAAGTTTTCAGGGTCTAGCAATGCAGGGAAATTCATACTCGCTTTTAACGACAATAAAGAAAGTCAAGCAGAAATAACCCCTGTGCAGTTATCTGATGCACATAACCAATATCAATTCCTTTCTGAAGAATCAACTAAGAAAATAATGGTTGCTCACAGGATTGTAAGTCCTATGTTATTAGGTATAAAAGACCAATCAGGATTAGGAAACAATGCAGATGAAATAAAGACTGCTAGTTTATTAATGGATAACACTGTTATTAGACCATTTCAGGAACTTTTAATAGATAGCTTTGATAAGATATTAGCTTACAATGATATTAGCTTAAATCTATACTTTACGACCTTACAACCTTTAGAATTTACTGAAGTAGACCAATCTATTCAAGATAAGGAAACTATTGAAGAAGAAACAGGAGTTGAGATGCAGAAGTTTAGCTTAAAAAAGATAGATGGAAAACAGGCTTATGAAACTAAAGAAGAAGCTGAAAAGGTAGCTGAAGAAATGGGGTGTGGTGGATATCACGAACACGAGGTAGAGGGTGTTACTTATTTTATGCCTTGCGTAAGTCACGAAGAACTTAAAGCACCTTGTTGGGATGGTTACGAGCAAAGAGGTATGAAAGAAAAAGATGGAAAGAAAGTACCTAATTGTATTAAGTTAGAAGAAGTTACTTTGGAATCTTTTGGTGAAGATGAAGATTTAAGTGAATGGGAATTAATTGATGAAAGAAAAGTTGATTATGAAGCAGAAGATGCTTTGGATTACCAAATAAACCAACTAAACACAAAAGGAAAAAGTTTACTTTCTAAACTATGGGAATTTGTATCAACAGGAACTGCAAGACCAAATGCAAAAAGTAGTCAAGATGAAACAGTTGATGGAACACAATTTAAAGTTCGTTATCAATATGCACCATTAAAAGATACATTTGATAAAGAGGGTAAAAATGTTACTAGAGATTTTTGTCAGAAAATGGTAGCAGCTAAAAAGATATATCGAAAAGAAGATATTGAAATGATGAGTAAACAGGCAGTTAATGCAGGGTGGGGACCAAGAGGTGCTGATACCTATTCTATTTGGTTTTACAAAGGCGGAGGGGCTTGTCACCATTTTTGGATGCGTAAGACTTATATGAAGAAAGGAAAAGGGAGTATTGATATAAATAGCCCACTTGCACCTACAATTAGTGTAAATCAAGCTAGAAAGGCAGGATTTAAACCTGAAAAGAATAGTGAGTTGGTTGCTAAACGACCTATTGATATGCCAAACGAGGGATTTTTACCAACAAATAAAAGAAGATAGATGGCTACACAATTATTCATAAACAGAACAGACCTTATCAGAAATTCCATAATGGATGGGAATATTTCGACTGACAAGTTCATACAATTTGTAAAGATTGCACAGGAAATAGATGTTCAGCAAATAATGGGAACAGATTTGTATAATGGTTTAGCTGCTGCAATACCAAATATAGATGATTCTGCTAATGCAAGATGGAAAACAATTTTAGATGACTATATTGTACCTATGTTAATATGGTATTCACAGGCTAATTACTATCCTTTTGCTGCATATCAGGTAAAACAAGGAGGGGTATTTAAACATACATCAGAAAACTCAGTTTCAGTAGATAAAAACGAAATAGATTTTTTAGTTGAAAAAGCAAGAACTAATGCAGAATGGTATTCTAGAAGATTTATTGATTTTATGAGTTTTAATCAGGCAACATATCCTGAATATACAAGTAATACGAATGATGATATTTACCCTAGTTATGATTCAACATTTAACGGATGGGTTTTATGACGTACAAACCTAAGAAAAAGAATATTGAAAAGTTAAAAGTTTTTCTGAAGAAAAAAAACAAAAAAAAAGTAAGCAATGGCAAATGAAATCTATAATACAAGTTGGTGGGGTAGCCCTGAAAAAGTAGGGTGGGGAAGCATCTATTATGATTTCGATAACCCTTTGACAAGAGAATATGAAGCTAGAGTTATCGCAGATGGTGGTACTATTGAAGCCATTGGATGTGTTAATAATGCAGATTTCAATTAATATTCTGTGATAATAAAAATAAAAATAATTAAAGATATTTAAAATGGCAACACCAAGTTTAGCAATGATACCATCAGGGTATAAAGCAAGTAAGGTTTATAGTGTACTACCTGAAAGTGGGGTTGGGGACTTTGACTTTACAAGGGCAACAACTGCGACAAGAATAAATAGTAGTGGGTTAATAGAAGAAATGGCAATTAATGTTCCTAGACTTGAATATCCTTTGATTGATGGTGTTGTAAATGGATGCCCTAGTTTATTATTAGAGCCACAATCTACAAATTTAATACCTTATTCAGAAGAATTTGACAACGCTGCTTGGAGTAAGTTTAGGTCATCTATTTCTCCTAATACTTCAATTTCGCTTGATGGAACTTTAAATGCTGATAAATTAATAGATACGTCAGTTAGTGGAACACACGGAATGGAAGATACAATTTCAAGTATTTCTTCAGGTTCTAAATATACTTATTCTATTTTTGCAAAAGCAGATGAAATAAAACAGGTTGGTTTACTACTTGCAACTCAAGGAAGGATATTTGATTTAGAAAATGGAACTATATTAGATGAATTTATTGCAGCGCCTGATGCTTCTAAAATTGAAGATTATGGTAATGGGTGGTATAGATGCTCTATAACAATAACATTAAATGCCACATCTGTTAAAACAAGTATTTATTTAAGCAAAAACAACAATATTACTTTTACAGGAGATGGAACAAGTGGAGTTTACCTTTGGGGAGCACAACTAGAAGAACAATCTTACCCAACATCCTACATCCCAACTAACGGACAAACAGCAACTAGACTAGCAGATGTATGTAATGATGCAGGTAGTTCAGATACGTTTAATGATTCAGAAGGTGTTTTGATGGCAGAGATTAGTGCTTTGAGTGATGATTTGTCTGAAAGAAGATTATCCTTAAATGATGGAACGGCTAGCAACGTTATTAGAATTGGGTACACAGGTGCGTCTGATAGAATTGTTGCAGTTGTGTATAATGGAAGTAATCAAGCAGTTTTAGTTTATAATGACTCAAATATAACGGAATTTAATAAAATTGCACTTAAATATAAAGAAAATGATTTTGCTTTATGGGTTAATGGTATTGAAGTTGCTACAGATATAAGTGGTGCAACATTTTCAGAAGCAACTTTAACAAATATGAATTTTGATAGTGGAAGTGGAGGTAATGATTTCTACGGAAAAACTAAACAAATACAATACTTCAACACTGCATTAACAGATAGCGAAATAGAAGAATTAACATCTTGGGAGTCATTTATAGAAATGGCTAACGGACAAAATTATACAATTAAATAATATGGCGAATACTTTAAAATTCGGTAACGGACAATGGGCAGTAAAGGAAGGAAGTACTTTAGCTTATAACGATGAAAATAATAACTTTAAACCTTTACCTTTTAACTTTGAAAGAGATTCAAGAGCTACTGTTGTAAATAAAGATGGTTTAATTGAAACAGTTGGTAGTGGAGAACCAAGAATTGACTTTAGTAATGATGTTAAAGGTGCTTTGTTGTTAGAACCGAGTAGAACAAACATAGCACAAAGAACAGAGGAATTTGATAACAGCTATTGGACTAAAACAAGGACAGTAGTTACAGCAAATCAAACTGTATCACCTAATGGAAACCAAACAGCTGATAAATATATATTAAATTGTACAAGTAATAGGTCGCAAATGACAAGGATTCTATATAGTGTAGGCACTCAATACACTACATCTTTGTTTGTTAAGTATGATAGTGTAAAGTACTTTTATATAAGTAACGCAGGTGCAAGTGCTTATAGAACAGTTTTCGATATTGAAAATGGCACAATAATATCAACAGGTTCAAGCGTAGATTCTTCTAAAATAGAAAACTATGGTAATGGTTGGTATAGATGTTCAGCTACCTTTATAGCGGCTTATACGACTTTATATTATAACCTATCCCCAAATTCTAATAACGCAACCTTTACTAACACAACAGATTTTAGTTATATATGGGGCGCACAAGTAGAACAAGCAAGCTATGCTACTTCGCACATACCAACACAAGGTAGTGCAGTAACAAGGTTAGCTGATATTTGTAATGGTGCAGGTAATGACCAAGTGTTTAATGATAGTGAGGGGGTTATCTATGTAGAAACACAACCTTTTATAGATGGAGATTTTACAAGTGTGTATATTTCATTAAGCGATAATACAACAGGAGGTAATTTTATAACTATTCAACATAGAAACAGTGGACAATTAAGAGTTTATGCAGGTAATTTTTCTACTATTATTTTTCTTCAAAATATTGATATGTCTGAAAATTTAAAAATTGCTCTGCAATATGAAAATATTACTGATTTTAAATTATATGTAAATGGAATATCATATCCTATATATTCAACTCCAACAAATTCAGCTTTTGTAGGATTAAATACATTTGATTTTAAATTAAGAGGTAGTGCAAGCGGATATTGGTTAGGACAGGTTAAAGAAGCTAAATATTTCAACACTGCATTAACAGACACAGAATTAGCAGCATTAACAAGTTAATAGTAACAATTACACCTATAATAATAACAAGAGTAAATAAAATAAATAAGTAATGAGAATAGCAAAATACGAATTTGATTCAAGAGAACAAGCACAAAGTAAAATTGATGCTCTTGGAACTGCAACTGATGAAGATGGAAACGAATATCCAACTCACAAAAGTGCCATTGTACAACTAGGAAATATTGTTCTTGAACAAGGAGAATATGACGAAGAAGGAGAAGAAGTAACTGCTCCAGTATTATCAGAAGGTTGGCATATTGACGTATGTTGGAACGATGCAGATATTACAAATGAAGATGGAGAAATTGACCATCCTTATGGTTGGAAATCTTATGCAGTTGATGTTGAAGGTAATGGTGTACATTCTTTCTTTGGCTTGAACTACGAATCACACAAAATCTAATAAGGTGGATATGCAAGATATTAAATTGGGTGCTTTAAACTTAATAACCTTTATGGTTAGTTTTTCAAACATAGAACAATGGCTGAAACTAACCTTACTTTTAGTATCTATTGTATACACAATTATGAAAATTATTAATATGAGTAAAAAAAATAAAAATGGCTAATAAAATATCAGAAGATACACAAGTACAACTAGACTTAAAAACTATTGGTATTATTGTTACTGGTGCAGTTTCATTAGCATCTGTTTATTTCGCTTTACAATCAGATATAGAATTAGCAAAGCAATTACCAGAGCCAGAAATAAAGAAATCAGAGTATGAATTAAAAGATGAATTAGTTCGTACAACGATAATAAATATCGATGAAAAAGTGAATAAGAATAGTCAAAAGCTAGATAGAATAGACGAGAAACTATTTCAAATAATAAAAAAATAATTATGAAAACTATTTTACTTGTAATATCACTTTTATTTTCTGTAAGTCTATATTCTCAAAAGGTTACTTTATTGTATGTAAATTCAAGTTGGAATAAAAGAAACGATTATAAACATTTAAGCACACTTAAAAACGTAAAGGTTTTAGAAGTTGATTATGACGACCAACCAAAGAAGTTTAAAGAACAAGTAAAATCTGTACCAGCAATAATATTGTTTGATGAAACCAATAAATTAAAAAGAGTATGGCAAGGTGGTTTATCAATGAGGTTAGATGTAGACCCAAAGGAGATACAAACAATGATAAATAAAATAAGCAATGACTAAATACTTTAAAGAAGTAGAATATAAAATGGATGTAGATTTTCTTGCTAAACTAGACAAGGCAAGAGAGTTCGCTAAAGTTCCTTTTGTAATTAATTCTGCTTATAGAAGTCCAGAGCATCCAGAGTCTATAAAAAATCCTACATCAAGTCATATTAAAGGTCTAGCAGTAGACATAAGAACAACTGATAGTAGAACTAGATACAAAGTCTTAAATGCACTTATACAAGTTGGTTTTAATCGTATTGGTATTGCAGATACATTTATTCACGTTGATGACGATAAAGATAAATCACAACAAGTAATTTGGACATACTAATATGAGTGATACTAAATTAAGAAAGAACGGAGGTAAAGGTACATTTTTTGGTAACCTTTGGAGAGGTGTTGTAAAAAACAACATTCCAATGGGAGAAACAATTGTTGCTGCTATTGATGGAGGTAATCCAATAGAGGTTATAAAAGCTATATCAAAAGACAAAGATATACCAGCAAAAGATAAAGAAATGATGTTGGCTGATTTAGAGCAAGACGTAATTGAAATGCAAGAAGTAACTAAACGTTGGGAATCAGACAATAAAGCAGATTCATATATTACTAAAAATATAAGACCATTAAGCCTTGCTTTTTTAACATTAAGTATGTTTACTTATATAATACTTGATAGTTCTTTAGATGCCTTTAAAATAGACCAGCAATGGATATCTTTGCTTGGTAACTTACTAATGCTTGTTTATGGAGGATATTTCGGTGCAAGAACATTAGAAAAAATAAGAAAAAATAAGTAACCACTTTTTTATTTAAAAATAAATATATAACTTTACATTTTTTTAAGTAACTATTTAAGTATTTATATTTATGTAGGTCATACATATAATTATATTAATAGATTAAAAATAAAACAATAAATAGATTAAAAATAAATATAAGTGTTTGGAATACTTGTATTTGTTAATTTGTGTTAATAACTATATTTCTTCAATACATAAATAAATAGTATATTTGAGTACTAGATTATTTTTTCCCATAAAGTATTTTTTAGTTTTGTTTTAATTATCATTTGCATTAAGAAGGAGGGTCTAAAAGCTCTCCTTTTTAAATTTTAACATTTCTTTAACACTTTTATATGTTTTTATTACTTACTTTTACCTCATCAATTAATAATTAAAACAAATATTATGAAATCTAATCTAATTAAATTAAACAACATTAAAGAAAAATTGCAAGATAAATTTGATGCAATGGAATGGGCAATGGATGAAAGGTCTGAAAGATGGCACGAAAGCGAAGCTGCTCAAGTACACGATGATAAAATGGCTGCAATAGATAGTGCTATAATGCAAATAGGAGACGCTATAGACGAATTATCAGAAGCTTTTGATTTAGAAGATTTATTCTAATGAAAGTAAATGAATCACTTTGGGATGCATTAAAATCTACAATAGAAATGCATACAAATCAAGACCACAACATAACAGATGTGTTGATTAACTATCAAGTTAAAGAGAACAATGGAATTAAAAATATTATTAAATTAAATGTAACAATAGATTAAAATGGAAAAATTAAGAAAGATTCAAGCCGAATTAAAAGCACCAAAAAACCAAAGAAACAATTTTGGAAAGTACAACTATCGTAGTTGTGAAGATATCCTTGAAGCAGTTAAACCTCTACTGGATAAACACAAATGTACATTAACAATCTCTGATGAAGTAAGAGAAGTGTGTGGTGTATTGTTTGTTGAAGCAATAGCATTTATATCTGATGGTAAAGATTCAGTACATACAAAAGCACAAGCTGGTATAGACCCAAACAGAAAAGGTATGGACATAGCACAAAGTTTTGGTAGTAGTTCATCTTATGCAAGAAAGTATGCTTTAAATGGCTTATTTTTGATTGATGATACAAAAGATGCTGATTCTACAAATACACACGGAAAAGGCGCTAAAACAACTGAAAAAAGCTGGTTAAACAAAGGAACTGCTGAATTTAAGAAAGTACATACATACTTAAAAGGTGGAGGTAACATTTCTAAAGTTGAAGAAAAGTACAGAATATCAAAAGAAGTAAAAGAACTATTAACTAAATAAACATAAATTATGATAGAATTAACAACAGAAGCAGATGTAATAAATTTAATTGGTTTTGAAACACCTTTAAAATTTGAATTTATATCAGATGGTATATTTACTTTTAAAACAGTAATACCAAATCAAAAAGATGATATAATATTTTATGAGATAGAGTTTTTTAGTAATCCAGATAAATCACTTGATTTCTTTGCTTATGATACTTTTTCAAACTTTTTATTGAAATATCAAATACATACAGTAAGTGCTATAAACGAATCAACAAATACAAAAACAGAAATATATTTTAAAACTTATGAATAGTATAGAATTAAAACCAACAGACAAGAAAGACTATTACAGACTACTTTTAAATGGAGTAGATGTAACTGGCGAACAAGAAAGAAGTGTATTTAGACACATTATAGGTGTTATTGATAACGGAATTACAACTGGATTATAAATTAAAAACAAGTAAAATTATGAGTACAAACAAAAGTTATTTATTAGGAGATGTTGAATTAAGATTAGATGAAATTAAAAGCCTTAAACAGTATTTTGAAAACGTTTTAACTTACAACGCGAAAAGAGAATTAGTTGCAAAGAAAGGAGAAGATGGAAAAGAGTTAAAGAAATTGAAACTTAACTTTTCTATTTTTGAAGAAGGCAACTACGGACAAAATGTTTCTTTTACTATTCCACAAACAAAGGAACAAAGAGATAATGGAGAAAAGAAAAGGTATGTTGCCAATGGTAAAATTTACTATGCATCAGACAACTTACAATCTTTTGTTCAAAAGTCAGAAGCAAAGACACAGAAAGCAACACCAGTTGCAGCAGATGATTTGCCATTTTAAATTATAAGGGAGGTTTAAAAGCCTCCTTTTTTTTTCACTATGTGGAACTATAAAGGACAAAGAATAAAATCAAGAGAAGATTTACCAGTAGATGCAGTTGGGTTTGTTTACAGAATACTTAACAGACGAACAGAACAAGTTTACATTGGTAAAAAGATATTGCTTAATAAACGTACAAGACCACCTCTAAAGGGATATAAAAGAAAGAGAATTGACTACGTTGAAAGTAATTGGTTAAAATATACTGGTAGCAATAAAGAAAGTAAAAAATGGGAAATAGAAAATTGTTATAGGGAAATTATATATATTTGTTACAACAAAACTATGATGAGTTATTATGAAACAAAACTACAATTTACCGAAAACGTTTTAGAAAATGATAAATTCTTAAATGATAATATACTTGGTAAATATTACAAGAAAAAAATACAAAAATATATAGATGACGAACAAAACAAAAATACAAGATGATGATACAAAAAGAATGTTTATGCAACTTATGGAGGATGATGCCTATGTTGATATTAGTAAAGATGTTAAATATCCACCAGTTGCAATAAGTTGTGGTACTTACAATGATATAAATCATAATGGAGATGTTGTAGAATACCATATACCAATTGGTACTTATGGTAATTTTTCTTTTATACAAGCTCCACCAAAATCAATGAAATCTTTTTTTTCTAGTTTACTTGTATCAGCATATCAAAGTGATTCAAATAAATATAGTGGCTTATTAAAAGGACATAGAAAAGGCAGAAAGATAATTCATTTTGATACAGAACAAGGTAAGTTTCATTGTCAAAAAGTATTTCGTAGACCAATACTAATGAATGATATGCCAGATGATGATAATTATTATACTTATGCTTTAAGAACAATGAGTTATAAAGATAGAGTTGATTTTATTGATTACATCTTAAATGACAAACTTGAAGGTAAAGATATTGGTTTAGTTATCATTGATGGTATTGCAGATTTAGTTGCTGATGTAAATAATTTAGAACAATGTAATGAAGCTATACAAAAGTTAATGAGTTGGACAGATGAATTGCAATGTCATATTGTTACAATTATACATAGTAATTATGGGTCAGACAAACCAACTGGACATTTAGGGAGTTTTCTTGAGAAAAAAGCAGAAACACAAATTAAGTTAGAAAAGAATGGAGTTAATCAAGGATGGATATCTGTTGAATGTAAAAGAAGTAGAAACAGAGGTTTTGAAACTTTTAGTTTTACTATAAATGAAAATGGATTACCAGAATTTGTAGACAACGATTATGATTTGTAAATAAAAATTATTATATTGTAAAAAAAATATTTAAAATAATGATAAAAAAAATAAAAGACCCTATTATTAAAAAAGTAATTAATAAAATTATTGGGCGTTCAGAAGTAGGTTTTAAAAAATATGGTACAACATTAAAAGACGACCCTGCTGATTTTGATAGTTGGTTAAATCATTTACAGGAAGAATTAATGGATGCAGTTAATTATATTGAAAGAGCTAGATTTGAACTTAAAGAAAAAAAATGTAAATGCGATGAATAATTTTGAAAAAAAATATAAAAGTATATTATTAAATGCTTTTAAAAATGGTACAAATAGAAACGACCGAACTAAAGTAGGAAGTAAATCTTTATTTAATCAATCACTTTCTTGGAATTTAAACGATGGTTTTCCAATGATTACTGGTCGTAAAATATATCAAAAAGTATTTAATACAGAGTTTGATTGGTTTATTAATGGTGAAACAAACATTAAAAGATTTAAAGATAATAATGTAAAAATATGGGATGCTTGGGCAGATGAAAAAGGAGAGTTAGGAAAAGTTTATGGTTATCAAATGTTAAACTTTAATAGTCAATCAATTAATCAATTAGAGGCTGTTATAAGCTCTTTAAACAATAATAAAGATAGTAGAAGACATATTATATCTTTATGGAATCCAAGTGAATTAGAAGAGATGGCATTACCTCCTTGTTATTTATATTTTCAATTTTTTGTTGATATTGATGATAATTTAAATATGTTTGTATTGCAACGGTCAGGAGATTTATTTTTAGGAATACCTTATGATATTGCATTATTTTCAAAATTACTTTTATATATAAGCGAAAAAACTAAATTAAAAGCGAATAGGATTGATTTACAAATTGTAGATGCTCATATATATAACAATCAAACTGAATCAATTTTAAAGTATTTAAAAACTAAAGTATATAAATTACCTTCTTATAAATACAATAACAAAAAATTAATAATTGAAAATTATAAATTTGATAAATTAATAACTGCTCCAGTAGCAATATAAAAATTAAGATAAATTATGTATTATGTGTATTATATTAAAGGAATAAAAATAGGTTGCACAAAAAATCTAAAGAAAAGAGTTGAGCAAGAACAAGGTTATAAAGATTATACTATTTTATTCAAAAGTAAAGATATTAAAAAAGCATCAAATGCAGAAAGATATTTTCAAGAGCAGCTTGGTTATAAAGTTGATTTAAACACTTATGAAAATTTAACTAATAATAAAACAAAAACAAAAAAAATGATTAAAAAAACAAACCACACAGTAACATTTAAAGTGCAAAAGAGTAATATTGATAAAGAGTTTTTATTAAATCTTGGTGTTATAAATGATTTAAATGGAAGAGATATAATTATATGTGAAGAATTATCTGATTGGATTTTAAAAAATTTAAAAAAATCACAATTTAATAATGAAATGTTTATATATAATCAATCATTAATAAATGCATACGATTTTTTAATTGAAAATAAAGAATTAGAAAATTTAAATATATTTGATTTAATTAGACAATGGGCAGAAGATAAAGGTATATATAAATCAGGAGATGCTAAAACTCAATATGTAAAATTTATAGAAGAAGCGGGCGAATTAGCGCAAGCTATATTGAAAAATGATGAGCCTGAAGTTATAGATGCTATTGGGGATATAGTTGTTGTATTAACTAACTTAGCAAAGTTAAGAGGACATAACATAGAAGATTGTATTAATTCAGCTTATGATGTAATTAAATCAAGACAAGGTAAAATGATTAACGGAACATTTGTAAAAAACAACTAATGGAAGAAATAAAACTACTTAATAATGAGATATTTAAAAAAGAAGATATCTTAAAAAAAATGATGAATGATGAATTTTACTATGGTTATCTTGGTAAAAATGCATTATCAAGTTCAACTTGTAAAAGTTTACTTGAAGGACCTGAATCTTATGTTGAAATGCTTAATAAAAATAATAAAGCAAAAGAGTCTCAAGCATTAAGAGATGGTAGGTTAATACATTTACTTTCTTTAGAACCACATAGAATAGATGAATTAACTATAATTGATTCAACAAAAGGTAGTAAGGCTTATAAATTAGCAGTACAAGAACAATTACCCCAAACAGTTTATACTAATTCAGAACTTAATAGATGTAAAAATATTGCAGATTCTGTTTTAGAAAATGATGAGTTTAGAGAAATGGTTAGATTTGCTCACTTTGAAAAACCTGAAATAGGTTATTATAACGGTCTACCTTTTAGAGGTAAAGCAGATATATGTTTACCAGGAATAGTTATAGATTTAAAAACAACAAGTGATATTAGCAGATTTGATGAATCAGCATTACACTGGAATTATGATTTGCAAGCTGCATTGTATTTAAAATTGTTTAATGCATTTGAATTTAAATATGTTGTTGTAGATAAAAAAACTCAAGAAGTTAAATTTTTTGAATTTAGTGATGACTTTATACAAGGAGGGTATGAAAAATTAAATATAGCTACAGATAGTTATTTTAATTATTTAAAAGATAAAAGTTTTTATGATTTAAACATTTAATTATGTTAATAGATAAACTTTGTAAAAATAAAGAGGTTGTTGCTTATAGAAGTTGTATTGATAGTTACTTTTGTAATAAAGATAAAAAAGATATTATGGAATATTGGCTACAACTATTTGAACAGAAAAGATTTTGTGAAGCAAAGGGAGTAGAAAAAGCACTTGAACTAATTGATATATACGAAGACTTAAATGCCAAAGATTAAAAAGAAGATACATTTAAAAAATTGTAATTATGAGCATCAGCAGTATTGTTTTAAAAAAGGTTTTATTATTTACCCAGTTGTATATGGTAATATGTATAAAGTTTACTGCAATAGAATAAAAAATAATTACTATATGAAAGGAAAAGAATTTAATAAACAAGAATCATTCCAAGCTATTTGGGATTTATACACAAAGATATATAATTATGACATTAATAAGATACGAGATTAAAGCTGGATTTTTTAAAGGTTTACTGCTCGGTGTAAGACATTATACATTTGATGATATTGAAATGTATGAAGAAGATATAGTTTTGTACATTGGTATCTTTCAAATAATAGTAACTAAAATATACGAGAAATAATGAATACAAGAGAAAAATGGGCAGAGATGCAAGAAGAACAAGATAGTATTGTTAAATCAGTTGTAAGTTCATATAAAGAATGTTCAAGAGTTGGTATAGAGAAATACAACAAGACAATGGATAGAAACGATTTAAGCGCCTCTGAATGGCTACAACACCTACAAGAAGAATTAATGGATGCAACATTATATATTGAAAAACTAAAACAAACATTATGTACAAAAGAAAATTAATACAGAAACTACAACAACTAATTGACAAGTTACCAAATCCCATTAGAAGGCAAGAAGCAATGGATGACTTAATAGATTTAAAGTTAAGCGAATCAGATTACCATTACATATCATTAAAAGATAAATATAAAGATAAATGTTAAAGAAATGTTAAAATGTATTAACATAGTTGTTAATTAAATAATTTGTTTTATATTTGAGTATAATTAAAAACAAATATTATGACAATAGTAACAAGACAAGAGTTTAGAAGTTTAGAAAGCAAAGCAATACAAGGTTATTCTTGGTATATCAAGGGTGCTACTTTAAAACAAGAAGTTGCTTTATACGAAAGAATAGCAAGGGATTTAAAAAAAATATACATAGTATCTAAATAATTAAAAACAATGGGAGGGTAAAACCTCCCTTTTAAAACAAAACAAGATGAAAAAATTACAAACTTTAGTATTGATTTTAGCACCAAGCTACTTTATAGCAAGAATGTTATTAGGTTTAATTTTTAACGTATAATTATGAAGAAGATGCTTACAAGGTTCGGAGAGTTCTTATTTGTACTACTTATGATTATGATAGTTGCTTATATGTGCTTATGGTTTATATCAATGATATTAATATTATTTAACAGTTAAAAACAAAACAAATGGAAAAACAAAACAACTTAACACCAGAAACTTTAGAAACATTAGAACTAATTAAAATCTATGCTAAAAATAGTGATAACTGGTGGCTTGAAAATAAAATAGAAATTTTAGAAGTACAAATAATAATTGAGAAAAACAACGCACAAACAGAAGTGTATAAAAAACTAAATAATGGAATTAATTAAACTAATAAATACAATAAGACCAGAGTATCATAATAGAGATTTTTGTATAAATGCATTACCAAATGAAGTAACTTTAATTTCAGATACTGAACAATACTTAATAGAAGTAAGTTTAAAGGATGACATATTAGAAACTAATTTCTATCAAGGAGAAGAAATATACAAAGCATCAGATGATGAGATAGACTACATCTATAACTATCTTGAACAACTATTAACAGACAAGGTAGAAGAAACAAAACAATACTACAACGAACACAATTACAATTACCAAATATTTAATAGTTAATATGGAGCTAACAAAAAAGAATTTAGAAAAAATTAGTGGTGCAATAATAACATCATTTGTAAACCAACACTTTTTAGAAGAAGCAATGCGAACTGGTTTATTTAGGCACAGAGTAAAGAATAATGTAAACAGAACTATAAAAGAGTTAATGCACATAGAATCTGAATACTATAATAAGATTGAAGATGTAGACGATAAAGGTTTAGGAGATAAACTAATTGCAAATAAATTAGAGTTTGTTAAATGGGTACTAAATGAATTTGACTTTAATGATTTCTGTAAGATACAAGAAGTGTGCAAAGCATATACATTAAACAAAGAAGAAGTAACAAAAGTAACAGACAAAATATTAATTGATAACGGAGCAGAATAAAATGAATATAGAAGATATAAAGAAAATAGGAGATAGTGTAAAAGAAGTATCTGGACTTGATATATTTGACAACACAAGAAGGAGAGATTATGTAGAGATGAGAGCATTAGTATGTTATGTTTTAAGAAAGAAATTAAGAATAGGTTTAACAAACATTGCTTTATACTTTCAATCAGAAGGAAAGACAATGCATCACGCAACAGTAATACACCTTGTTAATCAATATCCAATGTACAAAAGATACAATTCTAGGTTAGCAGAAATAGAAGATAGTTTTGAAGAACTAAACAGTTTAGAATTTAATCAAGATTCTTATATAAGAAATCAATACTTAACATACAAGTACGATGAGTTAAAACAAAAGCATAAAGATTTAAAAGACAATATAAAAACAAATCCTATTCTTGAAGTTTTACAAGATATACCAGAAGATAAAATAGATGAGGTTATTGAACGTATAAACATAATTAAAAAGAGTTGGGATTGGAAAAGTAAAGACAAGTGCGAAGTAATACAAGCATCAAGTGGTATAAGTGATTTTGCTTATTAATAAATAAAATTTATAGTAATTAAGTTTTGTATAAGAAAATAATATAGTTGATTATTTGTAAAATGTCGTTTTAAAAGTATTATATAATTATATGTTTATTTAGTAACTATTTATCATTGTGTATGCATTTATACATAAACGTTGAGAGATAATCAAATAAAAATATATTTCTATGTACTTGGGGTAACTATACCCTTTTCAAAAGTGTTAATAAAATAGTATAACTACTTAATAAACTTTAACTTATTTATATTACTTTGTTGCAAACACAATACTATGTTAGAGAAGATATTTGAATCTCATAATAAGTGGATAAATACCACACTTAAATTTGGATGCAATAGAGAAGAAGCAGAGGACATTGTTTCACATATGTACCTTGTTATTGGAAAGATGCTTAAAAAGGGTTTAAACATAGCCTACGGAGATGAAGTAAACTATTATTATATCTATCTAACTTTACGTTCTACCTTTTTACAAATGAAGAATAAGCAGAAGAAACAAAACAATATATCTTTAGATTTAGTATTAGATTTAGAAAGTGGAGAATATATTGATTTTTATGATGCAAATGATACTGTTGAAAAAGAACTGCAAAAGTTACATTGGTACGATAAAAAAGTATATAACCTTATACAAGATGAATATAGTATAACAGAACTATCAAAGAAAACAAATATTACATACCATTCTTTATACAATACATATAGAAAAGTAAAAGATAGATTAAAAGAAAAAATAAAGGAATGAAACTAGGAGATTTAATTGAACGTATAACATACTATACTGGTATCAAATGGATAGTTAAAAAGATATGGGGAGATGACTGTGGGTGTGATGAAAGACAAGAAAAACTAAATGATATTGAACTATGGTAGAAGATAAAATTATTTGGCAAGGTGTAAAACAAAGAACAACATCAACAATGTCAAATGAAGATTTTAAAATAATGTGTAAACTACATTCAAAGTATTTTAATCATAAGTATAGTGAGCCTTGCACTTGTAACAAAAAGATGTTAAGGAATTGGATTCAACAACTTGATGAAAAGTTAATTTAATTAATTTAAAGCCTAGCAGTAAAATGTTAGGTTTTTTTTATTATATAATTAGTAAACTAATTTAAACTGATTATGGACGGAAGAACAAATAACAAAGGAACAAAAGGTAATAAAGGAGGTAGACCATCTAAAGCTGAAGAAGTTAAGATGATTGAAAGACTTACACCATTAGAGCCAAAAGCATTTAAAGCACTTGAAAAAGGTGTTGAAGAAGGTAATTTCAAATATGTGCAAATGTTCTATAACTATTATGCTGGTAAACCAAAAGAAACAAAAGATATATCAATAACATCAGAACAACCTTTATTTGATTTAGATTAGTGTTTCAAGTTACAACTGCAATAAAAAAACTTTACAAGTTAAAGAAAAGAAAGAAAGTAATACAAGGTGGTACATCAGCTGGTAAAACATTTGGTATATTGCCTATACTTATTGATAGATGTATAAGAACACCAAATACAGAAACAAGTGTAGTATCAGAATCAATACCACATCTTCGTAGAGGTGCTATGAAGGACTTTTTAAAGATTATGATAGCCACCAATAGGTTTAGGGATAGTCAATGGAATAGGTCTGCTTTAAAGTACACATTTACAAATGGTAGCTACATAGAATTTTTTAGTGTTGAACAACCAGATAAATTAAGAGGTGCAAGAAGAAGTGTATTGTATGTCAATGAAGCAAACAATGTACCATTTGAAGCATACACACAATTAAGTATTAGAACAAGTGGCGATATATGGATTGACTTTAATCCAACTGCAAACTTTTGGGCACATAAAGAAGTTGTAGGTAACGATGATGCAGACTTTATTACATTAACATACAAAGACAATGAAGCGTTGCCAGAAACTATTGTAGCAGATATAGAAGCTGCACAACATAAAGCAAAGACAAGTACTTATTGGAGCAACTGGTGGAAAGTATATGGTCTTGGACAAATAGGTAGTTTAGATGGTGTATGTATTCCAGATTGGAAAGAGATTAAACAACTACCAACAGAAGCAAGATTATTATGTTACGGAATGGACTTTGGTTATACAAATGACCCAACAACATTAGTTGGTTTATACAAATACAATAACACTTATATTTTAGATGAGGTTATACATCAAACTAAATTACTAAACGTAGATATATCAAACATACTTAAACAACTTAATATAGATGATATAATATATGCAGATTCAGCAGAGCCAAAATCAATTGCAGAATTAAGAACGTATAGACATAAAGTAATGCCAGTTAAAAAAGGTAGAGATTCAATTGTATATGGTATCAACTTAATAAATCAAAACAAAATATTTGTTACAAGCAGAAGCAAGAATTTAATTAAAGAGTTGCAGTCTTATACTTGGATGAAAGACAGAGAGGGTAATACTATAAATAAACCAATTGATGCATTTAACCATTGTATTGATGCAGCACGTTATGCAATTACATCACAATTAAGTAATCCAAACAAAGGTAAATACAATATAAGATAATGAGTAATGAGGAAATGATTTCTACTATTCAATGCTTTATACATCATAAAACAAATAAGCAAATAAGAATATTGAAACCAAAAACACCAAGTCAGTTTTTATTACTTACAAGTCTATATGAAAAATGTATAGGCTTTTTTATAAAACATTAACATAATAGTATTATATATATATGAAGATAGAAATAAACGTACCAACATCGTTAAGTGAAGTTACATTAGGACAATATCAAAAGTTCTTAAAGATAGCAGAAGATAATCCAGAGGGTAATTTCTTAAATGCTAAAATGATAGAAATATTTTGTGGAATACCTTTAAGTGATAGCTACAAATTAAAGATGAGTAGTGTTGTTGCTATTATAGATATATTGAATGAGTTGTTAAGCCAAACACCAAAAAGAGTAGAACAATTTACAATGAATGGTGTTGAATATGGATTCATACCAGACTTGGACGAAATGAGTTTAGGAGAATATGTAGACTTGGATGGTAGTGCAAGTAACTGGGATAATATGCACATTGCAATGAATGTATTATACAGAAGAATAAAAATAAGGAAATCTGGTAAATACAATATAGTTGATTACAATGTAGAAAATCCAGAGAAGATGAAAGATATGCCTTTAGATGCTGCAATTGGGTCTTTGTTTTTTTTTTACAATTTAGGAATGGAACTGTCGAAGCATACGATACTCTCTTCCAGCAATCAAACGGAGATGGAGGTTTATCAAGAGCAGCTAATTTCGGAAACAAATGGGGTTGGTATCAATCAATTTATGGTCTCGCTAACGGAGATATTACAAGATTTGAAGATATCACTAAATTAAATATTCATCAATGCTTTACAATGTTATCATTTATGAAAGAGAAAGCAGAGTTGGAAGCAAAACAAATAAAAAGTAAATTCTAATGAAGGGTTTTTATCAAGTAACGGAAACAATAAAGAATCAATTATTATCAGATGTAAACGTTAATAATGTAACAACTGGAGATATCACAAAGATTGATTTAAGTAAACAAACAATGTTTCCTTTATCACACATCATTGTAAATAATGTAAATAACGAAGATAATGTATTACGTTTCAGTTTATCTGTTTTGTCTATGGATATTGTTGATGTATCGAAAGAAGCAGTTGTAGATATTTTTAGAGGTAACGATAATGAGCAAGATATACTTAACACACAATTAGCAGTACTTAACAAACTAGCACAAGTATTAAGAGGAGGTACATTACACCAAGACTTATATCAATTAGATAGCACACCTAGTTTAGAGCCTTTCTATGATAGGTTTGAAAATGAATTAGCTGGTTGGGCAATGACATTTGATGTTCTTGTAAATAACGATATCAATATATGTTAAAGAATGTACAACAAGAGCTGAATAGATTTGCAAAGTATGTTATAAAACAATCAAGAACGAATCTAACAAAAGGCAAAAAGAACAGTTCTAAAACACTTTATAATAGTTTAGACTATGACTTAAACGTAAGTCCAAATAGTTTTTCTATGAGTTTTCTAATGGAAGATTATGGTATATTTCAAGACAAAGGTGTAAGTGGTATAAAGAAGAAATATAACACACCTTATAGTTATACAAACAAAATGCCACCTCCAAGTAAAATGGATAAATGGATTGTAAGAAAAGGTTTGAAAGGTGTAAGAGGTAAAGATGGTAAATTCATAACAAGAAAGTCTTTACAATTTATGATAGCAAGAAGTATTTATAATAATGGTATTAAACCAAGTTTGTTTTTTACAAAGCCATTTCAAAAAGCATTTACTAATTTAGACAAAGACATAATAAAAGCATATCAATTAGATGTTGAAGAACTACTAAAATTTACAACAAATGGCAATAATTAATACAAGAAGTCCTTACTTTGTAAGAACTGCAATAGTAAATATAGCTTATGCTACATTGGATATTGAAATATATACTGGAAATAAAAATACTGGTTATACTGGCACACCTCAATATTCTTTAAGAAAACAAATATTACCAAATGCTACTGGAATAAATTTTGAAATATCAGAACTCATTAGAGATTATTTAGATATGCAATTTGGTGGTTTTTATTTTGCTGCTGATGAATACTATACTTGTAAGTGGGTGCGAATTGTAAAGACATCTTTTGATTCAAATGGTGGTCAATTACAACAAGCAACATCGATTGATTTAGCATTGGATGGTTATTCTTATTTTGAAGAAGGTAGTTTCTATTCTTATACTGGTAAAAATCTCTTAATGACAAACAGAGAAGTGTTTGCTTTAGATGATAATATTTATAGAATACCTCTTTATATCGGAGAAAAAGTTAATATTGCTTTTTTAAGAGATGGAGAAATTGTTGGTACTTATACCAATGCTGGTGGCTCTATACTAACCACAGAACAAATAGCACATATTAGTATAAACGGAATAAGCCCATACGATTCTTTTAAGTCAAGAGTAGCTAAAAATTATCTAGGTGTATTTGAAGATAATAAATGTATCTCACAATATTTAAACACTTTAAGTATTGGAAAAGTAGATGCTATACATATTGGTAATACTGATGGCACACTTGATATCATTAATGTAAAAACTATTGATGAATGTAAATATGAGCCAAAGAAAATAACCTTTGTAAACAAGTTTGGTGTATTACAAGATATATATTTCTTTAAAAAGAAAGTTGAGCAAATGACTACTAAAAGAGAAAGTTATAAAGCCAATACTTTAACTTATGCTAATAATTACGATACGAGTGTACATACAAAAAAAGATTTTAACATTACTGCAAACGAATCAATGACGTTAAGTAGTGGTTTTTTAAGTGAATCTTATAACGAAGTATTTAAACAATTAATGTTATCTGAAAAAGTATGGATAACAAACTTAACAAATACAGACGAACAAGTATTACCAATCAATATAAAGACAAGTGATATTACATATAAGACTAGCTTAAATGACAAGTTAGTTGAATACACAATTGAGTTTGAAAATTCTTACAATGTTTTAAATGACATAAGATAAATGCAAAAAATACAACTATACATAGAAGGTCAAAGAGTAGATTTATTTGAAGATGAAAGTGTTGTATTAACGCAATCTATTCAAAACGTAAAAGACATCAGTAAAATATTTACTGAATTTACAAGAACGTTTGCAATACCAGCATCAAAAACAAATAACAAGATATTTAAACACTATTATGATTTTAGTATTGAAGAAGGCTACGATGCAAGAATTAAAAAACAATCAACACTAGAACTAAACAATCTTTCTTTTAAAGAAGGCTTGATAAAACTAAATGGTGTTAAGTTAAAAAATAACGTACCTCACACATACAATATTACTTTTTTTGGAAACACTATAAATATAAAAGACGTTCTTGCTGATAGTCAGTTATCATCTTTACAAAAATTAAATGACTATAATAAAATTTATAGTTTTGATGATGTTACTGATGCAATGCAGAATGCTGAAAATAGTGGTAATATTATAGTGCCTTTAATCACACATACAAACAGATTAATTTACGATAGTTCTAGCCACGTTAATTTTCCTCCTAATCCAGATTTAGGAATAAGAAATATATCACATCACGGAACTGGTACACACAATCAAAATGGTGTTGAATGGAATCAGTTTAAATATGCAATTAAAGTACAAACTATTATTGATGCTATACAATCAGAGTCTTTTATTGGTGGTCAAACATTAACTTTTTCAGATGACTTTTTTAATGATAATACAAATGACGAATTTGATAATTTGTTTTTATGGTTGCATAGAAAAAAAGGTCACGTTGATGCACCAGCACAAGTATTACAAAACTTTACACAAGTAACAGAATTAGGAACAACAGTTTGTGTACCAACTACTAATTGTCAGCCATCAACATCAAATGTTTTAAATGGTGTTTTAGCATTAACTGCTCAATCTCCTTATAGCATATCTTTTTTAAATCTAAATGTAACACCTCCAAATACAACAGATGCATATACAATTAGAGTTATCAGAGATGGCTCAACAATAGTAGGAGAAACAACTGGTACTGGAGCAAAGCAATTAATAATAGTACCTTTTAATAATAGTACATACACAATACAAATTGCATCATCAACTAATATGACTTTTGCAGCTGGTAGTATTCAATGGACTGTAAGTTGGACACAAGGAGGTTTAGGCTTTGGACAAAATGGACAAATGGTTTATTCAAATTCATCTGCATTTGCTACAACTGCATTTACTGAATTTAATATTCAAGAGCAGATGCCTAAAATGACTATTATAGAATTTTTAACTGGTCTTTTTAAAATGTTTAATTTAACTGCTTATGTAGATAATGATGGGGTTATTGTTGTAAAAACTTTAGATAGTTATTATGCATCTGGCTCAACAACACCAATTGATATAACTAAATACATAGATACAGAAAATTCAACTGTTGATGTAGCATTACCTTTTAAACACATTGATTTTACATACAAAGGTTTAGGAACTTTTTTAGCTAAACAATTTGAGCAGTTAAACAATCAAAAATGGGGGTCTTTATCTTATAGTTTAAATTCAGATATATTTGATGCACCAAGTAAATCTTATAAACTAGAATTACCTTTTGAGCATATGCAATATGAAAGGCTTTATGATGTAGATGGTGGAAGTGCAACAAGTGTTCAATGGGGTTACTTTGTAGATGACAACCAAGAGCCTTATTTTGGCTCTCCTTTATTATTTTACCCTATAAGACAATCATCATCAACATCAATAAGAATAAGAGATACAGAAACAAGTAGTGTTGAAGATATTACAGATTACTATATCCCATCAAATGCTTTAGCTTTAACATCAACTGCAAGTAAATCTAATATACATTTTGGTAATGAGATAAACGAGTATCAAGCAAATCAACCAGCAGTAGACCCTTTGGCTTTTACAGATAGTTTATTTGAAACTAATTACAAGACTTATATTCAAGATGTTTTTAATGCAAGAAGAAGAATAACAAAAGTAAGTGCTTATTTACCATTTGGTCTTTATTATAATTTAAAGCTGAATGATTTAGTAAAATTTGGAGAAAATGCTTATAAAATAAACTCAATAAAAACTAATTTAAAAACTGGTAAATCTGAATTTGAATTATTAAATGATGTTACATCAATATTAACATCAAGTGGTAATATTCCAACACAAGTTACTGGATTAGTTGCATCAAATATAACAAGTACATCATTTACTGTTACTTGGAATCCAAGCACATCTCCAGATAATATTACAATGTCTTATTATGTTGTTTACGCAAATGGTGTAGCAGTTGGTGGAGCAATGGCACAACCTTTACAAACAACTTATTCAGATACTATTACTGGATTAAGTCCAGCAACATCATATTCAATAACAGTAGTTGCTTATGATATTTTATTAAATGAATCAATACCATCTGGTGCATTAGTAATTAATACATTACCATAATGATAAAAGAAATATTAGAATTGTTGAAGGACACAGATTGTAATGCAGAGATTGTACAATTAGCAAAAGGAAAGAATAAATTTCCAGATAGTTTTAAAGAAGTATTTAAAAGACAAAAACAAGAATTAAAATGGAAAAAATAGTAATTGATTTAGTAGCAAAAACAGATAAAGCAACAAGTGAAATTGAAGATTTAAAAAAATCTATTGAAGGTTTAAATAAACAAATAGTAGATTCAAATAAAGATACTGCTGATTCTTTAAAGAATGTTGAAGCATCTTCTAAAAAAGCATCTTTAGGTATAAAGAGTATTGGTAATGCTTTAAAGGCTGCTGGTATTGGATTACTAATTGCTGCATTTGCTAAAATAAAAGAAGTTCTTTCTCAAAATCAAAAGTTTTTAGACGCATTTAATGTAACAATGGAGGCTATCTCAATAGTTACAAATGATTTTGTAAAATTAGTTTTAGATAATTTTGACGATGTAGGAAAAAAAATGAAATCTGTTTTTGATGACCCTCAAGAATCAATGAAATCTTTTGGGGAAAGTTTTAAAGATAATGTTACAGATAAATTTGATAGTCTTGTTGGTAGGTTTACAAATGCTGGTGCTGGATTTAAAAAGTTATTTAATAGAGATTTTGAAGGAGCTATGGAATCTTTTGGTAAATCATTTAAAGATGTTTTACTCTCTCAAATTCCATTTGGAGAATCTATAAAAGAAAATGCAAAAGCTATAAAAGACTACGCTACCGAAGTTATAGAAACTGCCGTTAATATTACTGAATTAGCTAAAAAATCAGCTTTACTTGAAGAGGTAAACAAGGGTCTTATTGAATTTTATGATGTACAAGCTGAAAAACAAAGACAAATAAGAGATGATGAAACTTTAACATTTAAAGTAAGAAGGGAAGCAAATGAAAAATTAGGCGAAATACTTACAGAACAAGGCAGAGTAATGAAAGCCAATGCCCAAGTAGCAGTTGATTTAGCAAGAGCTAAAGTAAAACAAAATGATAATGACGAAAATCAATTAGAATTACAAAGAGCATTAAACGAACAAGCAGCAGTTACTGCAAGAGTTACTGGTCAAATGTCCGAACAAAAAATAAATATAAATTCTCTTGATAAAGAACAATTAGAAAATAAAAAAGAATTATTAAAAATTGGTAAAGAAGGTAGAGATTTAGCAGAAATAGAATCTCAACAAACACTTGATGCTCAAATTTTACTTATTAATAAGACTATTGAAAACGAAGAAGAAAAGAATAGATTATTATTTGAAGCTAGAAAAGCCCACGTTGATAGAATGAAAGAATATGATGATGAGCAAGAAGTGATTAAAAATGAAAAAGAAATTGCAGATGCAGAAAAAGCAAGACAATTTGCTGCTGAACAAATTGCACTAGAAGAAAATATAGCACAAAGAAAAAGAGAAATAAATATGCAGTATATTGGTTTTGCTGCTGGTTTAAGTGGGTTATTGCAACAAATAGCTGGTAAAAATAAAGCAATTGCTACTGCTGGTTTAATATTAGAAAAGGGTGCTGCTATTGCTAACGTAGTAATAGGTGCAAGTCAATCTATTGCATCTGCAAAATTTAATGAATCTAAAATACCATTCTTTATTCCAACACCAACTGGTATTCCTCTTTTTAATCCATTAAAACCAGCATCTTTAGCTGCTACTGCAAAATCAATAGCAATGACCAAGATTGGTGCTGGATTAGCAATAGCTGGTATTGGTGCTACTGCAATTGGTCAAGCAAGTGGAGTATCTGGTGGTAATGTAGATACATCAAAACCACCTATTCCATCTGTTCCAACTGCTCCATCTACACCTCCAGCATTTAATATAGTTGGTGCAAGTGGGACAAATCAATTGGCATCAGCTATTGGTGGACAATCACAAATACCAATACAAGCATTTGTAGTTTCTGGTCAAGTTACATCTGCACAAGAATTAGATAGAAATATAATTGACGATGCGAGTATAGGAGGTTAAAAATATAAAATAACACTAAAAAAATATTATATAATTATGAAAATAATAGAACTTATTTTAGATGATGAAGAAGCAATAGGAGTAGAAGCTATTTCTGTTGTTGAGAATCCAGCAATTGAATCTGACTTTATTGCACTTAATAAACAAGAAATTAAACTTGCTGAAATAGATAAAGAGAAACGTTTGTTAATGGGTGCTTTATTAATACCTAAAAAACCTATTTACAGAAAGTCTGGAGAAGATGAGTACTATATTTTCTTTTCTGAAAAGACTGTTGCAAAAGCATCTCAAATGTATTTACAGAATGGTAATCAATCTAATTCAACATTAGAACACGATGCACAATTAAAAGACTTAACGCTTGTTGAAAGTTGGATAGTAGAAGATAAACAAAAAGACAAGACTGCTTTATATGGTTTAGATGTTCCAGTTGGAACTTGGATGGGTAGTGTAAAAGTAGAGAATGATGAGATTTGGAATGACTATGTAAAGACTGGTAAAGTAAAAGGTTTTTCAATAGAAGGTTACTTTGCTGACAAGATGGAAAGACCAAACGAAGAGCTAAAAGAACATTTGATGAAATATCCTCACACTATGTACAATCCTAAAACTGGTGCAAGTGTTAAGATAATGACAAAAGAAGAACACGACAAGTACACAAAGAAAGGTTGGACACATAGTAAGTCAAAACAATACGAAGAAGAATTAGCATCTTATACAGACTATCCACAAGGAGCAACAAACAATGCAAAAAGAGCATTAGCTTGGGTAGAGAAAAATGGATGGGGAAGTTGTGGAGAAGCAACTGGAAAAGCAAGAGCAAATCAATTAGCAAAAAGACAACCAATAAGCAGAGATACGATTGCTAGAATGGCATCATTTAAAAGACATCAACAACACAAAGATGTACCATATTCAGAAGGATGTGGTGGTCTTATGTGGGATGCTTGGGGTGGTACTGCTGGTGTTAATTGGGCATCAAGAAAACTTGACGAGTTAGAGCAATTAGAAGAACTTAAAAAACTATTATCATAATGAGAGCAGTATATTGTAAATGTAAAAATACTTATTCAATAGATTGCAAAAATAAAAATGATAAAAATTGCAAGACACCATACTATTGGAAACAAGGTATTGGTAGAATAAGTGCATCAGAGGAAGAAGAATAAAGTTGAAAATACAAAATATTAACTAAATTTTATTATATAAATATGAACACGAAAGACACACTTAACAAGGTTAGAGCAGTACTTGGTATTGAAGTAAAGCTAGAACAAATGAAACTTGATAATGGTGCTATCCTAGAAGCTGAAAAATTTGAAGCTGGTGCAGAAATCTTTGTTATTGCAGACGAAGAAAGAGTTGCAGTACCAGTTGGAGAATACGAAACTGAAGATGGTATGGTTATAGTAGTTTCTGAAGAAGGTATCATTGCTGAAATCAAAGAAGCTGAAGCAGAAGCTGAAGTTGAAGAAGAAGCAGTTGAAGAAACAGAAGCAGAAGAAGTTGTTGAAGAAGAATTAGCAACAGAAACTGCATCTCCAAAGAAAATAGTTAAATCAATATCAGAAGAAATGTTTTTCTCTGAAATTGAAAAATTAAGAACTGAAATCAACGAACTAAAATTATCTAAAACAGAAGTTGTTGCAGAAGAAGTAGTTGTTGAATTATCAGAAGAAGTAAAAGAAGAAAAAGTAGAGTTATCTGCTGAAGAAGTTGAAGGTATTTCTCACAATCCAGAGAATGTATCTGACAAAAAAGAAACAATCCTTTATTCTCAAAAAGGGAATAAAAACACATTAAGAAGTAGAATATTTAACAAAATAAACAAATAAAAAATGAGTTTATCAATTACAACAACGTATGCTGGAGAATTTGCTGGTAAATATGTATCAGCAGCACTTTTATCTGGAAATACAATCGCTAACAACTTAATTGAAGTTAAGCCAAACGTAAAGTTTAAAGAAGTATTAAAAAGAGTAAGTCTTTCTGGTGCTATTGCAAATGCATCTTGTGATTTTACAGATGCTGGAACTGTTGCTTTAACAGAAAAGATTATTGAGCCAAAAGAATTACAAGTAAATTTAGAATTGTGTAAAACTCCTTTCAAATCTGATTGGGAAGCAGTATCAATGGGATATTCTGCTAGTGATAGTTTACCAGCTAACTTTTCTGATTACTTTATCGGATTAATGGCTGAATCAATTGCAGACCAAACTGAAAAAGATATCTGGGCTGGTGTAGCTGGTGCTGGAACTTTTGATGGTTTCAAAACTTTATTGAATGCTGATGCTGGACATACTGGAGCAAAGAAAATTGCTGGTGCTGCCGTAACATCTTCAAACGTAGTTGAAAAACTAGGAGATATCGTAGATGCTATTCCAAGTGAAGTATATGGAAAAGAAGATTTATATATCTATGTTGCACAAAACATCTTTAGAGCTTACAAAAGAGCTTTAGGAGGATTCCAAACTGCTGGAGCTGGACATAACCAAGATATGGATGTTGAGTACTTTGATGGTGTAAAAGTTGTAGCTTGTAACGGACTTTCTGACAACAATGCAATAGCAGCACAAAAATCTAACTTATTCTTTGGAACTGGACTTTTATCAGACCACAACGAAGTAAAAGTATTAGATATGGCTGATTTAGATGGTTCTCAAAATGTACGTTTCATTATGAGATATACTGCTGGAGTACAATATGCAGTTGTTGAAGATATCGTATCTTACGGATTAGGACTATAATCTAATAACAATAATAATAATGAGGGTAGGTAGTTCATCTGCTTACCCTTTTTTAATAACTTAAAAAAATAAAAATCAATGGCTTGTTTACTTACATCTGGTAGAGCTTTACCTTGTAAAAGTAGTGTTGGTGGCTTAAAAGCAGTTTATTTCGCAGATTATGGTACGTTGGGAGCAACTACAATAGCATCTGGAGAGATTACTGCAATTGCTGGAACACCAGACTTTTTCAAATTTGATATCAAAGGTAATTCTTCACTAGAAACCACAATTAATAGTTCAAGAGAAAACGGAACTACATTTTACACACAAACTTTAAATTTAACTTTACCAGTTTTAGATAAAGCTACACAAGAAGAAATAAAATTATTGGCTACTGCACGTCCACACGTTGCAATAGAAGATTACAATGGTAATTTCTTTATGGTAGGATTAGAACACGGAGCAGAAGTAACTGGAGGTACAATTGTATCTGGTGCTGCAATGGGAGATTTAAGTGGGTTTACTTTAACGTTAGAAGGTCAAGAAACTGACCCAGCATTTTTTGTAACATCAACTGTTATAACTGCTAATGAAAGTGCATCTCAAATAGACCCTAACGCATAGTTTTTTTCATAATTTGTTTTTAAAGAAAGGTAGTCTTAATTGATTACCTTTTTTTTTATGTGTAATAAATAAAAATACAAACTTTTAGTATTATATATATATGAAACATTTGTTACCTACAACAAACGCACAAACAATAAAGATTATACCAAGAGTATATTCAACAAGTGTTACAATAAAATTAAGGGATGACAGTACGAATAATGAAGTAACAATTTTACCATCAGCTATAATTAATAAAAACTATGTTGAACTAACAAATGTATTTACATTGGTTGAAGGTAGATTTTATGATTTAAAAGTTTATAATGGTCAAGGCTCTGTAACAGAAGCAGATATTATTTACAGAGATAAAATATTTTGTACTGCACAATCAACAAACCAATCTAATAACGAACACTATACAGTAAATAAAGATGTGTACAAAGAAAAGAGTGGTAACAATGACTTTATAATATTATGAGTAAACACATAAATAAATACAGAAAGCCAAAGGTGGCAAATAAAAACAATTCTAAAGTTAGTTTTGTAAATTTATCTACTTACACATCTCCACAAGTTGTAGAATCTAAATCAAAAGAATGGGTTGAATTTGGAGCAGACAATAATTACTTTCAGTTCTTAATAGACAGATTTAACGGAAGTGCTACAAATAATGCTTGTGTAAATGGTATATCTCAAATGATATATGGAAAAGGTTTAGATGCAACTGATAGTGCAAAGAAACCAGAGAGTTATGCAAGAATGATATCTTTATTTAAAAAAGATGTTGTTAGACAATTATCATACGATTTAAAACTAACTGGACAATGTGCAATACAAGTAATTTATTCAAAAGATAAACAATCTATTGCTAAAGTAGAACACTTGCCAATAGAAACTTTAAGAGCAGAGAAGTGTATTGAAGGAGATAAACAAGTACAAGCATATTACTATCATCCAGATTGGGCAAATATAAAACCAAGTGATAAACCTTTAAGAATACCAGCTTTTGGTGTTTCAAGTACACCACAACCAATTGAGATATTATATGTAAAACCTTATGTTGCTGGTATGTATTATTATAGTACGCCAGATTATCAAGGTGGTTTACAATATGCAGAGTTAGAAGAAGAAATAAGTAACTATCACTTAAACAATATAATGAATGGTCTTGCTCCATCAATGTTAATCAATTTTAACAACGGAGTACCAGACGAAGAAAAACAAACTTTAGTAGAAAACAAAATAAAAGCTAAATTTCAAGGTAGTTCAAATGCTGGTAAATTTATACTTGCTTTTAACGATGATAAAGAATCAGCTGCTGATATTACACCAGTACAATTAAGTGATGCACATAACCAATACCAATTCTTAAGTGACGAATCACAAAAGAAGATAATGGTATCTCATAGAATTGTATCTCCTATGTTATTAGGTATAAAAGATTCAAGTGGACTTGGAAACAATGCCGACGAGTTAAAAACTGCATCTATTTTAATGCATAACACAGTTATAGTGCCTTTTCAAGAACTTTTAACTGATGCGTTTGATAAAATACTTGCTTTTAATAATATTGCCTTAAATCTATACTTTAAGACGTTACAACCATTACAATTCTTGGATTTAGACAACGTAAAAGACGAGGAAACAAGAGAAGAAGAAACTGGTGTTAAGATGTCAAAGGTATTTTCTGATTTAGAAGAATTTGGAGAAGATGAAGATTTAGAAAACTGGGAATTGATTGATGAAAGAAAAGTTGATTACGATGCTGAAGATGAGTTAGACGAAGAACTAAATAAATTAAACAATCCTAAATTATCTGTATTGTCAAAAGTTTGGAATTTAGCAACAACTGGAACTGCTAGACCAAATGCAAAGAGTGAACAAGATGGAGAAAATGAAGAAGGAGTACAATTCAAAGTAAGATATCAATACGCACCATTAAGAGTAAATAACAATAGTAGAGAGTTTTGTTCAAAAATGGTTGCAGCAAAAAAGATATACAGAAAAGAAGATATTCAGCAAATGAGCCAAAGAGCAGTTAATGCTGGTTGGGGATTGAATGGTGCTGATACTTATGATATATGGCTTTATAAAGGTGGAGGAGATTGTCATCATTTTTGGATGAGAAAAACTTACAAAGCAAAAACACCAAGTACTAAACCAGATGTGGGTAATCCAAATGCAGAAGTAAGTGTAAATAAGGCAAAGAAAGAGGGTTTTAAACCAGAGGTAAATGCAAAAGAAGTTGCTAAAAGACCAACGGATATGCCAAATAACGGATTTGTAAATAAAAAGAGATAATAAATGGCAACTGCATTATTTATAAGTAGAACAGATTTAGTAAAGAATAGTATTATTGATGGAAACGTTGATACAGATAAATTCATACAATTTGTTAAGATTGCACAAGAGATACATATACAAAACTATTTAGGAAGTAAGTTATATAATAAAATATCAGCAGATATAATTGCAGATAGTTTAACTGGTAATTATTTATCTTTAGTTACAGATTACATACAACCAATGTTGATACATTACGCAATGGTTGATTATTTACCATTTGCAGCATATCAAGTAAAGAATGGTGGAGTATTTAAACACACATCAGAAAATTCTGAAAGTGCAACAAAAGATGAAGTTGATTTTTTAGTACAAAAACAAAGAGATTTTGCAGAATATTACACAAGAAGATTTGTAGATTACATTTGTTTTAATAGTACTTTGTTTCCAGAATATACAAGTAACACAGATTCTGATGTATATCCAGACAAAGATGTAAATTCAAGTAATTGGGTATTATAATGAAAGTAATGTACAAACCAAAAAATACGAATGTTGTTAAGTTAAAAAAGTATCTAACAAAAAAAGAAAAAGATAATGGCAAACGAAATATACGATAGCACTTGGTGGGGTAACACAATCCAAACTGCATCTTCTATTGGTACATCTACTGAAATGATACAAGGACAGTTTAATATGAACGATAGACAAGAGGTTGAAGCAGTTAAGTGTTTAGCTGATGCAATACATACAATAGGAATACAAGACATACAAAACTAAAACAATGGCAAAACCAAAATTAGCATTAATACCAGCTTCACAAGGCTCAAAAGTTTTCTCTGTATTACCATCAGATGGTAGTGGGGATTTTGACTTTACTCGTAGTGGTTCAGCAACAAGAATAAATTCACAAGGACTAATAGAAACAGTAGCAAACGGACAATCAAGACTAAACTACCCAATGATTGATGGTGTTGTAAGTGGATGCCCTAGTTTATTATTAGAGCCACAATCTACAAATTTAATACCTTATTCAGAAGAATTTGACAACGCTGCTTGGAGTAAGTTTAGGTCATCTATTTCTCCTAA